CCAAGGTTATCTGTCAGTTATCGGCTACGTGTTTTGTGTGGTGTTTTGGGTGCGCTCACGGCTCATGTAGTGGAGATATGGGTATTTGGCTTTGGCTATTATTTTGTAGAGACCTATACTGATGTAGGTGGGTTTTCGGGTGTGCATAATGGCTCATTGCTCGACAGTGTTTATTTTTCTTTTAGTGCTTATGCGTCACTCGGATTTGGTGATATTGTCCCTGTTGGTGATATACGTTTTACCGCAGGGCTTGAGGCTTTGGTCGGCTTGGTATTAATTGCATGGTCTGCATCGTTTTTGTATTTAGAGATGACGCAGTACTGGAAAGAAGACAAGATATCATAGGCTAGTATTTTAGCCTACGCCTGTATTTGATATTTATCATTAAGGCAGTATGTTTTTGCTTATACAATATGTGGCTGAGTGATTTCTTTTTAGCATTGTTGGCGGTTAGAGTGGGGCTGCCTAAGCCAGCTGTGTGGGCAGGTTTTGTTGATAGTATGTGTTAGTCGCAGCCTATATAGAGTTTACGTTCTTTGTATATTGTAGGCGTTCCTAGCGTAGTTTATCGATCCAGTAGGTTTTTTATTAATAATGTAAAAGCACTGCCCACAATTAATATCACTATAAGAAATGACCAAGGATCAAGCCAAAACTTTATAGCAGCGGGCAAGTTATCCCATAATAATAAATAAGGTACACCTAAAAGTAGGGCAGCACCTGCCATTCCAATTCCGTACCAGACCGCAGTGGCGATACTAACTAAAGGGTCGTCTTGATTAGTGCTTGATGGGGTTTTTTTATTAAGCATAAGAATGTAGTGTTTGGTGTAGCTGTAAATAAGTGTTAGAAATGTACTGTTCTATAAAATTTGGCTTCAAGCTGTAAGCTATGAGCTATAAGGGATTGAGGCTTTAGTGGGTGCATTTTAAATGATTTACAAAAATGTGCGTTTTGACGGGCATAAGTTGACATTCTACTTGACAATCACCTGATCAAAAAATGCTCAAATGAGAAGGTGTTTTAAAGGTAGATTAAACAGTGTTTAAAGTGTGTTTAATCACTGTTTTTAAAGTTAGCTGTTAGTGTCCATCCTGTAGTGTTTTCGACTGTGTGCGTGACTTTTTTTATTGTGTATATTTCTTTATCAATCGTTAGCTCACTACCTGCAAAAAGTACTTGTCCTTTCTTAGTTAAACTACCATTTACAAGCTCTTTGTTAGCTCTTGCTAGAGCATTGGTAGCATATACTGTTGCCTCTTCGTCATTTTGAAAGTGGCCTTGTTTATATAGCTGCGGGGTGCCTTCTCCAACCTCAACACTAGCGACTTTATTCAACTTTGTATTTTGATAAGACACTTTGCAGCTTTTATAGAGAGTCTGGTTTGAGTACGATATATCTAGTTGATCGCATTCGCCACTATCAATTGTAACCTTTGGTACGTCTGAGCCTTTAGCCATAAAGTAGAGCGTAGCATTTTTGATATTAAAGATGGCGTTATGTTCTTTAGCAAGACGGTTTAAAAAGTGCAAGTCTGACTCATTGATCTGCTCAAATCGTGATACATCACTCAGCATATTTGTGCGTACAGACAAGCCGTGACGCTGGGCTATTACTGTTGCGACATTGCCTAGCGTTGTCGCTTCATAGTTAATATGTCTACGTTCTTTTAAGCTGCCGTTAAAGTCTGCACCATTGGCTGTAATGGTTAATTGCCTTTTATTTTTAACGTTTGTTTTTTGAACAGTAAAGAGACCAAGAAAAGCCGGTGTTATATCAGGAGAATTGCTTAAAAATACTTTGATCCTGTCACCGGTAGGCGGTCTAGCAACCTTTGTTGTCACAATAAGCGTTAGCTCGTCTGCTTCGTCACCGTCATTGTCTGTAATACTCAAATGTATAAAGTACGGCTTGATTGATGATGTTACATCGACATCGTTAACTAGAATGCGATAGTAGGCTTGTGATGCATCATCTACCATAGTGTTTCTTCTGCATTTATCACTGTTTTTTCGGGTAGTGTAATTGTGTCATCAACCTGTAAAGCGACACCTGTTATGTGCGGATTTGCATCAACAACAGCATCAAACATAGTTAAGTCGCCGTAATAATTAAATACAATGCTATCTAAGCGCTGATCGGGTTTAGTTATCAGTAAATTGGCCATACACTACACCTAGTAATACTTCAAAGTCTTGCACTAAAAAAGCACCTGTTTTAATAAAATGAGAACGATCTGTATTAATTTCTCTAATGACTACAGTTAATGCTTGGCCATCTTCGAAAGCCAATGTAACCGGCTTTTTTCTTGCTGCAATCAACTTTAAATCGTTGAGTGATGCATTCGATTTTTTAATCAACTTGCCAGCCAATGTCTTCGATGTCGAGTACTTACCTGTTGCTTGCCAGTGTTCAAAATCATCAAGTGTCTTAGTGCTCACATAGTCATACTGTGTTTGTGTTTTTATTGTTTCTAAATTAACGCCATCGCTTTCAAATAGAAAATCATCTAATGAGCACAGCATGATTAAATGACCTCATCCATTAATGATGTTCCCCCATGTTCTGCCATGGCTTCCTTAACTGCTCGCTTAATGTCAACATTGCTAGACGGGTTATGAACAGCAATATGAATGGTATTACTTTGCTTAAAAGTCGATGGCTTATTGCTTTGTTGTGTTGCGTTAATAACACGGCTTCTTGCTCTTGTAATTGCTCGCTTAGCGTCTGTATGGCTCTCGTCATTGCTCGCTACTTTATTACTAAAGTTTTTAGTTAAGCGAGTTGTACCAGTTGTAGGTGTTGTACTATTTTTATCTTTATTATCATCATCGCCAAAGCCAAAAAATGCCTTAACACTAGCGAACATGTCGCTAAGCGCTGACCACTTCTCACCGATGTATGAAAACATGTTTTTAAATGCGCCCCATACGCTATCAACTAAACTAGTAAATGGTTCAAAGTTCTTATAGAGATAAACTGCACCTGCGCCAAGCGCTGCAATACCAGTAACCAGTAAGCCAATGGGGTTTGCATTAAGCGCGAGGTTTAGCGCCCACTGTGCCGCTGCTGCTGATTTAGATGCAGCACTAAAAGCAATTGACTTAATGCGTGCAAAAGCAAACTGCTTGCCCAATGCGCCAAGCCCCCAACGAGTCAAGCGTAGTGAGCCGTTTAATAGGTTTTGTCCCACAGCGGCAAGCTTAGACGCACGAGAAAATAACGTTACTTTAGGTATTGTCTGTACATAAGATTTACCCAGTGCTAAGTTAGCAAAGCGTAATGCTAGCTTTGCCAGCTTGAGCGTTTTTGTAACAACAAATAGAGAAGCAAATGCGCTGGCGGTGCCGACGACTGTTGGTACTAAAACAGGGAAAGTATTATCTAGCCATGCAATACCTTTTGCTAAGCCACCAACGCCACTCGCTAACAGCTCTACAGCAGGTGCTAAGGTTTTGCCGATTGTATACCCCATATAGCTAAACGCATTGCCCAGCTTTTCAAAACCTTGTCCACAGTCTGCTGCTTTTGCCATTTCTTCAACACTACTCATACCTTTTGATGTTGCATGTTGTAGCATCGTGGTTGATTTTCGCAAGTTGTCGGTTTCATCAATCATTGATGCAATAAATTTAGTTGCTTCAGCACCTCCAAAAGCTTCCATAAGTTCAACGTTGTCGTCTAGCTTCATGTCGCCGTATCTATCTTTTAGCATGTCTAAAATATCAGCGTGCGGTAATATTTTTCCTTGGCTATTTGTAAAGTTTAAGTTCAGCTTTTCTTGTGCTTTACCAACACTGTTTAACAATGCTTTATAACCTGTCGTTGCTTCACTCGCTGTATCATAAGTTGCTTTTGCGGTACCGATAATTGCTAGCTGATTTTCAAATGCAATACCCATTGCTGTAGCTGTTCCACCTAAACTAGACAACCCTGTTGATAAATCCGCGCCGTCTGTTCTGAATTTATCAACAGTTGCAGCAATACCTGCGTTAAATTTTTCACCGAATTCAAAATCACTGCCAAAACCTTTTCTAAAAATTCCGTAACCTAATGCGTTTAGCTTTGTCATATCTGCTATGCTAGATTTAGTCGCTATCGCAGTAATTGCCGACATTTTAGTAAACTTATTAACCCCATCTTCTGTTAATTTTGATATACCACTCCTAATATCATACGAAGCTTGAATATAAGCCGGTGCTGATATTTGCCCAAACTTCAAGGCCATTTCTTGCCCAGATTTGGTGATTCTTTTAATTCCCTTTTCTGTGACACCTAGTGTTGCAATATCGCCTTGTGCTTTTAAAACATTCGCTGCACTACCATACACTTTAGCAAGTGAATAACCTGTGGCCAGTAATGCTACGGCTTCGCCTTTTGCATCACTAAGCTGCTTTTTAACATTGCCAAGCTTAATATCAATGCGGCCCATGGTTTTAAGTCGTAGCATTTCATTATTTAACAATCTACTTGAATGTGTGAGCAATGTAGATTGTGTTGCTGTTTTTTTAAATTGAAGGCCTAGCCCTTTTACTTGCTTTTTTGCCATTCCTGAATATTTAGAAAACTTGCTGATAGGCTTAGCATTGACTTTCGACTTATTGAATTTTTCAACACCCGTGTTAATAGACCAAAGCTCTTTTTTAACTGAGCTTGTTGTCTTTTTAAATGACGAGTTTATTTTTCCGCCAACACTAAATGCTAAAGATGAACTACCAAAAGGCATAATAAGACCTACTTAATATTATTAATAAAAAAGATAAACTCGTCGATAGTCATCTCTAAATAATCAAAAAAACCAAAAGGGTAATGGGGTTTTAGAGTGGCAATTCCTGCTAGGCAGTCTTGCCACGAGAGTACAAAAAACTTTCTGCACCTTCCTGTAATTTTAAATAGTCGTCATAAAAAAGTTGATTCAGATCATCAGTTCCTATACCAGTTAATGAGCTTGTAATTAATGCTTGTCGCTCATCTAGATTTTCTTCATCAAAGTGCGATCGAACGTCAATTAATTTAGGTTTTCGTATTGTTACTTTAGTTTCATTCGATAGCTTACGGATAATGCTTTTTTTATTCTTTTCATCACCTTTTTCTTCTTTCAAAGAGTCTTCTTCATCCTCTCGATGTAGAAGAAAACTTCCCGCTGCTTGTTGCAACTTTAGAACATCGTCATAATCAAGATCATTAAGTTCGTCACTCGACAATTGTGTTAATGAGCTGGTGACTAACACTTGTCTCTCTTCTAAGTTATCAATATTAAAGTGTTGACGAACATCAAGAAGTTTGGCTCTTCGCACCGTGACCTTTTGACCATTAGATAATGTCTCAATAATGCTGTTCTCATTATTGTTATCGTCTACACTTTTTTCTTTCATATTATCCATTGTCTTTGTCATGTTATTTATCCTAAAAAATGTTGTGGTTATTGACTAATTAAAAAATAAACTACTTATAGCAAATGTTTGCGCAGCTCTTCAAAGTAATCAACGCCAAAGATATAGCCAATCATGTTGTCAATATCTAGTTCGATTTCTTTTTTCCCTGCTATTTCTAACGAAAAATAATCAACGTATTGCTTAACCTTTCGCTCGGCTTCTTTGCCTGTTTCATAGCTTCCATCATCAACATCAAGACCGCCTTTCATGGTTGCGACTATCGGTATTTTTTTACCTCGCTGCTTGAGTGAACTTTTACTAACAAATGAAGGAGCAATGCCTGTCATATCTTTAGCCATCGCTTCGTAAACAGAACGGTGATATTCCGTAAACGTGTATTCGGCCTCCATTTGCTTAAACACGCCGGTACCAACTGCACGTTCAAAGCCACCCGCGCTAACGGTCTCTCGCATCTCTTCGATTTTGGGTAAAGTGACTTGCTTACAGGTGCCCAGTAAGCCAACACCATCAATAAACGTAGTAACACCTGTAATGAATTGGGGAACGTCTCTCATTATTCATTTTCTCCATTGTCGTTAATGATATTAATAAGCACATCATTCCAATTGTCGGAATAGACAAGCTCAATATTTAGCTCGCGTACACTCGGCATATCACCCATGAGTATGGTTAGGTAAAACTTACCGGCGGTTACTGTGGCCTTTGTGTTTTTTTCATTATCAAAAAACACATCAAAGCCGATAATGACGTCATTGCCTTTTAGTTCATTGGCAAATTCGATAACCGATTGTCTAACACTAATCAGTTCGTTAGCCTCTCTATCCCGCGCATACTTAGACGCTTTTGTGATTGCTAATAGTAAAC